CAAGTGCGTCAACTCGGGTTGCGTAGGTACTTTCATTAGATCTCCATTGTTTACGAAGTTGTTGGTATTCTGGATCATATGCTGCTTTATCTCTTATGCCTTTGAAAACTTTAGCAGCAGCGGACTTTTCACAGTGTAACGCATCTGTCTCCTGAGGTCTAACTTCACCAGTTTCAGTGTATTTTCTCCCGTCATGATGATTTGCATATCGTCGGGCGCGAGTAAACCCCATTTCAAGAAATTTCCTCGCCATGTCCATACCAATGAAGTCTCCATGCTCTTTATATTCACAGAACATGGAGTATATTTTATCAGCAGATTTGCTAGCAGCATCTTCATTTATAAATCTCCAGTGAGCGCATATATCGTTAGTGTAAGGGCGTACCAGTAGCACTCCTTGCTCTCCCCTTCCAATACGATAAAGTTTGCGAGTTTCTGCGTCTGTGAAGTCAAGGTCCTCATAAGGGAGTTCATAACAAAATTCAAGCATGGGTGCCCGACTGGTGCTCTGCTACCCTAGCACAGTGTCAGACTGGTGTCAAGCAGGTTCCGAGGGTGTTCCGTTACCAAATGGGATTGTACCATTAGGAGCGACCACATATGCTTCGATGTAGTGATCTTCGTCTGGCACATTGGGTAGGTGTGGGAACCAGTCAAAACATGCTTCAGTTGCCTTGATTTGAGTGTCAAACACATAGTATAGTGTCTCTGCTTCAAACACAGCATCAATCTCTGCCTCTGGAATAATCCAGTTGGCATTCTCATCATCAATAGGATCTTTGTAATAATTATATACTACTGCCTTCTTCTCATCAGACAGTGTATGATATCTCTTGTTATTAATTACCAGGACATACTTGTCCTCATTCTTAGCAATACGAACACATAGATCGTATTCTGTCAGTGGGTTGAGTGAAATTAGTGCCATCAGTCAAAATCTCCTGCTTCAATTCTTGCGAGGATGCTGTTAAGATCGTTCGCAGTTGGGAACTTCTGAACACGAGTAACTGGCATATCATCAATGATCTCAACAGAGACTGCTGCTGCCATATATGTTACTAGTCTAGTGACAAATTTCTTATAAACTGTTTGATTAAGTTTGAAGAAGTGTTCCATATTACTTAGATAAGGATCTGTTGCTGCAGATTCATCTACCCAAGTATTCTCTTCTAAAAGAGTAGCAAACTTTGTTGGTGTCACTGGGAATTTAACATCATTTGGATGCGTGTCACCTTCCTGTTCTTGTGGAATATCTCTAAGTTTTTGTCTATATGTTGCCCACTGTGCTTTCTGCTCATCGTTAATAGGGGCATCAAGTGTTTGTGACCAATCAGATTCATCAAGCATAAACTTACGAATCAAACGAATCTGTGTCCAACTAGCAATATGTCCTTTAGCATACTTTGCTAATAATTCTTGCTCAAGGTCTTGCTCTTCAATATCTTTATATTGAACATACTTATCAAGAAGACCATCATAAAGAGCATCTAATTCTGCTGGCAAATGCTGTGATACCTTATACTCATAGGATACCCAGTTATACGTACCAGTCTTTTGATCTCTCTGGTGTTTAGTCTTATTGATAAAAGTTCTTCCATCCTTATAACGGACGAAAGTTTCTAATCTATCTCTATCAGAATCCCAAATAGGGAATAAGATAGGATTGATGTCAGAAGTCCAGTAGTCATCACTAATGCTCTTCGTGATACCATTTCTAAGCATGGTTCGATTCAGAGCATTTACATATAAATCTACTTCTGGTGATGCGTATGATCCAGTCATTAGTGTACCTTGTGAGCCCATCCTGTCAAAATGTATTTATCTTTAGTAAACACAGTATTACCTCTATGAACATGTGTCATCCCTGCTGGAAAGATACAAACTAATCCTGCTTCAGGTTTAATTCTTCTCTTTTGATATAGAAACTCAGTCTCTGCCTCCCCATCAGGCATGTCATTCAAGTAGATTGTCCACACTAATTCTCTACTTGCTGATGCAATCGAAGCATTTTCATAATGCCATTCATGATATCCGCCCTGTGGTGGTGTTTTTTGTCCTTTTACAGTATAAGATTGTAATCTGACACTCAGCAGTTGCTCATATGTCATACAATAATGCTTGAGACAACACTTAAGATACTCATTGGCATGTGTTGTTATCTCAGTATCATAATCATTAAAGATCAACTGTTTATCATGTCTTCCTAACTTAGACCCAAACTGTTTCGATCCTTCACCAATATCAACATGAAGTGAACCATTCATGATGGTTTCAAATCTGTTGATAGCGTGAGCACAGAATTGTTTTGGAACAAAGTTTCTCCAAATACCAATAAAGTCATCAAACTCTCCCACCATCTTGTCGATGGGAAATACATAATTTTCTTCATCCATAATTATCGTGCTTTGATCAAATATTTTGCTCTATGATATCTAGTAATGAGTGGAATGTTACTTTCTGGAGAAACAAGAGCAGTGGTTGAAATAGGAGTAGAAGAACTCATTTCAAATGATCCCTCACTAACAACGATACCAGAAGTCGCAGCAGTTACTATATCATCAACATAATCTACATCTTCAATTGTACTTCCATTAGATGGAACAAATGTTTTTTCGATAAAATCGTCAAAGAACATTGTAATAGCAGAGATACCATAGTTATCAACAGTAACTGAGGCATTATCATCTTGACTTGCTGGTCTAGTTTGTCTAATAATAAATTCCATATTTGCTCCTCTAGCATTAGAAGACTCAGAAATAAGAATTTCTTTTTCTTCCCAACCAGTCAATGTTTCAGAACTTGTGACAATAGCATCGAGAAGTGTAGTTGTTGTTCCACCAGTTGTTCTGTAGAAAACCATCAAATCTTCATCTGGTGTCTCTCCTCCATTAAGATTATTTCCTTTTGCTACAGAGAATTTTAACTTATTGAGGTTTCTTGAGTCAATAGGACCTATCACATATTCTCTAGTTCCAGGACCAGAGAATGGTAAATATTTTGTAGATCTATTTCCATATTTTGGTGCGTCACCATTTCCACCACCTGGCATTGAGAATCCGCCATTAGATCCAGCGCCTGCTCCAGGACTTACTGGTTTGGTGTAATTATCTCTTATATCACCATCAGCAGAAGATTCTTTCCAAATATTATCAATAATTGCAGATCCAGAAGGAACACCATCAGAATCACATTCATAATATCTACCAGCTGGAGTAGTTGGAGTTCCGTCTACAGATCCACCACCTTCAGTTCCTTTATAAGAAACTTTAGCGAAACCAGGACCGCCAGCGACTGGACCACCGCCTGCTGCTTGAACACCACCTGTAACTGATACATTTCTATTTTTAATAATTAGAAAAATGTGAGCACCACCGCCGCCTGCGCCGCCAACTTTACCAGAATATTCTATCTCTTCATCAACTTTAACCTCAACATATCCATTGCCACCAGAATTTCCAGGTGAACCACCGTTACCAGCACTACCAATGGAAGCAGAAGAAGCATATCCTGCTCCTGATCTCCAAGCAGAATCACCCTGTCTACCACCAGTGCCACCACCATTACCATTGTGTCCTACACCTGCTTGACCACCATCACCACCACTAGCAGATCCTGATGGTCCAGCGGATGCTCCGCCACCACCGCCACCACCTGCGGTACAACCACCTTGAGTTCCATTTGCTCCAGCAGCAACTCCCAAAGCATTAGAAACTTCCTGAAGACCAATGCTAGCACTTCTATAACTACCACCAGCATAACAACCATCGGTAGTTCCACCACCATTGTAACCACCGCCCGATCCACCGCCACCTCCGCCGCCACCTGCGCCGAAGATTGCGTTACCATTAGGGGCATTGACGATTGTGACACCACCACCAGCGCCTGCCGTAGCACCGTTACCCCATGCTCCAGTAGCGCCGTTACCGCCAGAAGCTCCTGCTCCTCCGCCACCAATAGATGGTCCAGATTCATATCCAGTTCCGTCTACGTTACCATCTCTATTGTTAAATCCAGGACTACCACCAAGACCGAGAACCCAAGAGAAAGAATTTACTCCAACAGTAGCAGTAACAAGGGCACCAGGACCGCCTGATCCACCAATAGCACCAGATCCTTGACAACCAGAGTTTGCGTTACTGTTACCACCACCACCGCCACCACCAGCAGCTCTTACTTGAATAGTTCTACTGACAACATTATCTCCAGCAGTTCCAGCATCATAACTTCCACTAGAAGTGTATGTTGTCCATGAACCACTGTTTGTTTGAGTAAAGGTTTCATAAGTTCCATCGCCACCAGGACCATATAAACTAGCACCACCAGTAGTAGATCCAGGTCCATCACCACCACCTGTACCACCATTATTACCAGGATCTTGAGTAACAATTTCTACAATTTCGTTATATGGTGCTACCAATAGTTCGGGAGGAATTGTTACAGCTCCTCCTCCACCTGCTGCGCCACCAGAATTTCCATCTTGTCCGCCAGTACCACCACCTGCATAAAGTGTGAATGTCTCACCATCAATTTCAAATGTGACATAAGCATAACCAGCATCAGTACCATCAGTTGTAGAATTGGCACCACCGCCACCAGGACCATACAAATCAATTTCAATCTTAGTAACTGTTCCAGCACTTGGTGATACTGGTGTCATGCTAATAGTTCCAGAAGTTGTAAGTGTTTCTTCTTGGAATAAAATACCAGTTCCAGGAACTTCAACAGTAGTTACTTTTTGACCAATAACAGTTGCGGCATCGACAGGGTATAATCTTGGTGCTGGAGTAACCAAAGTTTCTTCAAATCTACCGAGTGCTAGTCTAGCAACACCACCAGTTCCTGCTGTAGCACCAGGAGATGAATCAACAGAAACTTTAAAGTTATCATTTCCATCAACTTCAATAACCTCAAAGTCTCCATTAAATCCTGCTGGACTTACGCCACCAATAGTTACATATTGTCCGATATCAAAAGTATGTTGTTCTGATAAAGTGAATAGAATAGTAGATGCACTAGCATCATATTGTGCTGTAGCAATGTTAAAGATTTGAGATCCAGTGATTGGATACACTCCAGGAACATTCACTGCTGGAATATCAATACCACCACGCAATCCAATACCTTGAATACCGATCATGTCATTAGCATTCAAGTTTCCAGCAGGAACACCAGAACCCTGTTCAGATCCAGCTGAGAGATCTTGTCTTAAGGTGATTACCTGATTTGGTTGATTTTGTAATGCTGTAGGAATATCAATAACAAATTCTTTCCAGTTAGAGTGAATAGCGTCGTAGAGGTCAAATCCTTCTGTATTTCCTACACTATTTTCAGAGATAAAATCTTGTACAGATGGGAAAAGACGAAGCGATTCACCATTACTAAATTCACAATACAGTCCTTCACCTGGGTTGTTAGGACGCTCTCCACCATTGTTATCATTACCAGCAATCGCATACACATATAATTGTCTGTAACCAGTAAAATCTAATTTATATTCAACTCTTCTAGTTGTTTTTAATGTACCTGGGTCAGGAATACCAGCACTAGCACCATATCCAAAAGCAAGATAAACATTACTTTGTGCGATAGGTGGTTTCACAAAACCTTCCCACTCTCCTGTTCCAGGACCATGTGGTTCTAATGATATATCATCATATCCAATTCGACCATCACCAAGAGGATTTAAATATGAAAGTAATTCTGGATCAGAAACGTCCCAGAAAATATCAGCAGGAGTGGTAGGATCATATCCACCAATACCAGCAGTGTTACCATATGTTGCCGCACTTGGATCATTTAATGCTTCTTTCGTGAGACCATGAGAGTGACCTAATGGCAATCCACCGCCACCAGTAGGAGAAAATGCTGTAATGTTTGCTCTACTGGTAGAATACATTGCCGCAAACTCATCAACAGGAGTAGCAGCAAATTCAGAGTTAGTTAATTGATCTGCCTCACTTGCCAAAATATTATGGAAGTGTTCTGGTGGTCTATTGAAAATATGATCATCTGTTGGACCAACCCTATATTGAACACTACCACTCAAAAAAGTAAATATGTCTGCTTGAATGTCTGCATATCCTCTGGTCTTGACATCACCAACACTAAAGAATAAACCACCATCAAGTAGTGTTTCTTTAGCAATATACCAAGTGCCACCAGTTTGTCCTACTTGGTTGATTAAAGCATTTTCAACTGTAGGAGAACCATCACCATCAACGCCACCAACACCAACGATTACTCTATCTCTATAATCAGGTAAATTAAAGGTTCCTACATTGTAAGGAACATCACGGAAGTTAAATGATTTTGATATAATCGCATTTGGATGAGTACCCGAAAGTACGTTTGTAGAAGTTTGTGGAAGACTTCCAACATCTACACCTTCTGGAAATAAAATTTCATAAGCAAACTCACCAGCAGGAGTATTACCACTTGTATCTTCAGTTGGTTCCTGTGTACCGTAAATAGTATCATACGCAAAAATACTAGAAGGTAATGATCCTAATCCAGGTCCAGGTGGAGTATCTCCAGTGTCATCAGCAAATCTAAAAATTACACCATATGGATAAGGTCGTTTATCATTTGCGTTAACATCATCATCTTTATAGAAGTTGATGAACATTTTATTATTGATCCAATATGTTCTTCGGATCGAACCAGCAACTCCATTGGTACTAATTTCTACTCTAGGAACGCCACCATATGTGTTCCCAATAGCAGCATAAAGATGTGGATAATCTCTAATTAAAAGTTGTCTACCGTCACAATACAAATATCCTTGATATCCATATTCTGGGGTTTGTCCTCCAGATCCAGCACCATTTCTGTCTTCTGGAGCAGAAAAACTATCAACAGACACAGGGAAAATAGAACCTACAGGAGCATAGCTGTTGCGATGTTCCTGTAAGTAATTAGAAAATCTATTTCTGTATGAAACTGCCATTGGTTTAGTATTTGATCAGGAACTCTTGGACTAGATATGGTTGAATAAATTGGTCTGCCTTATTCTCTTCATTAACGTTGATGCTAATAGTTGATAGCAAGTCTGCTGAAGGAATAAATGCTGGTAATGTATTTACCACAAAAGTATGTGGTTCAGCACTAAAATTCAAGAAGTGCCTATGTCTAGCATCATCACCAAAAGGTTCTGTTTCCATGGTAATGTTACTAACGCCAGAATAAGTATCTGGATCGGAAGAATTTTTAAAAGCATCAAATGGAAGGTTAGGTTCACTATAGTTGGGACTTAAAGAAACAGAAGGTTCAAAAGAACCACCACTTGCTCTAGCAGGCATAGCACCTAGTCCAAAAACACCATTACATCCGTTTCCTTCACAATAAGAGAACACTGTGCCCTGGTAGTCAATATTACCACAAGTTTCTTCTTGTAGAGATCCTTTATTTCCTCCAGTACAGTTACTCTGTCCACTCCAGAGCGGATATACACATTCACCAAAACCATCGATATCTGATCTTACAAAGCTAGATGAATCTGGTCTGATAGCATCTAAATCAGGAATCAAACATTCAAATGCTGATAAGAAATCACAACCAGTTAAACATCCACCATGAATTGTTCTACTACAGGTAAATCCAAGGAATTCAGAAAAACCATCAGGAGTGCTCTCATCAGATAGTTCTTCTCTAGTTGCTGCCATCAAACATAATTCTTGGTATGTATTGTAATACCAAGGAACAACACAAATAGTAGATTTATGTGAGTAGAAATTTCTACAAATTGATCCAAATTCATTGCCAGTGGATGCTCTAACTCTCGTTCTACTGCCATCATGAAAGTGTGCATGAGGCATGAAAGCAGTTTCTAATACTTCGGTAAATTCTGTATAATTACCGAAAGATCTTACAAATTTTGGTTCTCCTGTTACAGGAATTTGCTGAGATGGTAAAAAGAAATCTCCTTGATACAAAATCTCGTAAGTTGTACCAATGTTGCTTTCTACGGTTAGTCCAACACCTGACTTTGTAATCTCTCTATCATTATCATCTAGAATTCGAAGGTCTATGTCATCACCTAAGTTAGATCCACTAGATGCTCTTAGTTTCTTAGAACCAAAATCAGGCAACTGAAATTGATTATTTAAAAGTGTAATGTTTGGTTTTTTGTATCGTGACTCAGCACCAACACCAAGGATTTCTGCTAAGGCAGGAAAAATATCAGCAGCATAGATTGATCCATCACACCTCAAATAACCTGCTGGCAAAATATCTTTAGTATCAGTATTATCTGGATCATTAGATGTCAACTGTCTAGACCAATGAATAATAGATCCAGTTAACGTACCAATCTTTGATTTTTCTCTGTTATAAAATACTGCCATTTAGTATACCCTCATTATAATCAGAGTAGTAAGAGAAGGTGTGTTTGGGTTAATCTGAACGCTTAACGCCTTATCAACACTGACGGGAGCGATGGTTCCTGTCGTCATATTATTTATGAGCAATGTGCCAGGAATCCTCATCTGTCCCTTTTCCATAGAGACATCAACCGTAAAGTGATTGTGAGAAGCTAGTGATACTGAGTTCCAAGCATCATGATTATGATTCAGAGTCACCCCATATGTACCATCCGATCTAGCAGAAGATACATTACCAGAAGGATAAAAGTTCTTTTTGCCGCTATACGTTCCTGGTGGTGGAAAATAACCAGTAACTGCTGGATCCTGTACATTAATAACACAAGAATAATCATCCTCAAATTCTTCCTGATAACCATAAGCAGGAACTGTTCTACTCTGACTGACTCTAGTTGCTGGTAAAGCAGTAGAGGCAGTGGTAAGATCTCTAAACTGGTTCATAGGAACCAAACTTTGGTTTGCTGGATCAAACCACGTAACTAGAGAGATGCCAGGATCAAATCTATCAGCAACAACCTCACTTCCATATCCCTCAGAAGCTCCAGTGGTCCATCTCCCACCATCAACATCAGCAGGTTCAAATACTCCAGGACCAAAAGGAGCAACAAATCTACCAGAAGCGAAAGCAGATGTATATTGATTATTTTCTGGTTGTGGGTGAGTATGTCCAGGAGTATGATCAACACCCAGTTTTCTAGGAATAGTTCTAAAGGTAGAAAAGAATGCTGGATCTTCTAATGCAATTCCAGTAATTTTACCAGACAAATTTGAATCAGCTTCAACAGAAAAATTTACATCAATATATGATACAACATTACTAAGTGGAGCAGCATCAGCACCATTTTCTGTGATATATTGACCAACAACTGCAGCATCTGATGGTGCTAAACGAGAACCCTCCAAGTCAACCAAAGAACAGTTGTTTAGATTGGGTAAAGTAAATTGATCATTTTCATCATAGTTGGGATACTCATTTTGAATACCAACCTGCGGTCCTCCCACTTCTTGAAATGGACCATACATATTTCCAATCAACTGTGCTAGCAAAGGATAATCTCTTGCTAGTAGTGTTTGTCCTCTACAAACCAAATAACCTTCGGGAATTGCTTCCTCTAGCAGAGCAGACGTGCTAGAGGAACCCGTCCAGGGCGTAATTGTTCCGATTGGAACTGCCCTGGTTGCTTTGATTCGATTGTAATTTGCCATTTATCAGACCTCCATTAGCCACCAACCTTGTACGGCGGTAGGAATACCAACCTGACCGTTACTATCTGTTCCTCCTAAGTAGACCAAGGTAAATGCAGCATTTGGAGTCTGAACTACTAGTTCACCAGAAGGATATGGTGTCAATCTATCACCTAGTAGAGTTCCAGTTGCGTCTCCCTGAATCTTAGTTCCAGAGGTTTCTGCGGTTCTAAGAACAAGTGAAGTGTTGTAACTTAGTTGTCCGCCAACATCTACGATTCTCACAGTATCTCCAGTTTGTGGAGAGGTTGGTAATGTAAGAATTAAAGTAGAAGATGCTGTAGTATTTACCATGTAAACAATGTTGGGAGATAGAGTCAAATCTTCTTCAGGTGAAGCAGATGAGAGATATCTAGTGTGTCTACCACCACTGCTTGAATAGAAGTTAGTATAACCGAACGAATCGATCGAACTGTCTTTCTTGACCGCAAACTCTTCAGAACCATTAGGTCCAAGATTTTCAATAGATAGTTGCTTAACAGCACTGTTTGGAGTAACAGCAGCTTCACCTACAACAGTAAATGTTGTTTGTGCTGCTACATTACCTAGGTTGTCAACCTTGAATGTAGGAACGTTTACATCAGGGTTCTCGATAACGTTCTCTGGATCCTGACCACTAAAGAGGTAGAAGTCACCACGAGCAACAACACCAGCATCCCAAACAAGTAGACCTTGGTGATCTGCGTGACCATCATCGTTGACGAATCCAAAGAGTCTAGTCTGATTTACAGAGTCATAGATCTCAAAGTTTCCGCCAATCATGTTAAGATCATTGGCAAGATTCAGAGTACCAGTTCTATACTCGATAGCACCATCAGTTCTCTGTTCGTTCATATTTGCTGTATGAACAACACCCCTCATTCTGCCTGCTACAACAGTCCAAGCAAGACATTGATGTTGTTCATTGACAAGTGCTACCCATCCAAGATAATCTTGCTTTTGCTGAACAACATAACCCTTATCAAGGATTACTGAAGTATACTGTGACTGAGCACCAGAAATTGTTCTGGTTCTTCTGTCAACATCAATGATATTAGCAAATTCTCTGTGTTGAATGAGTCTTCTAACAACGTTACCAGAAGCAAATACATCATCAGAAGCAGTAAATGGTTCGTTGGTAGTAATACCATCATCAGGAGCAGCAATAACAATTGTATTTGTATTAGATGCCTCAACAATTTGAGTAACTTTACCAACAATAAATGTTCCTTTACCAGTAGCAGCAGCAGTTGGTTCTCCTACAAATACGATGTCATCAACAGCAAACTTACCAGATCCAACACCCAGAGTTCCAACAGGAATTTGAATATTGCCAGAAGATCCAGCAACAGTACCATCGATAGTGGTATTAGGACCACCTTCAGCAGCAATTTGAGGATCGAACCAATATCCGTAAGCATACTTGATGCTTCCAGCATTAAATGCTGTCTCAATGCTAGCATCATCAGTGATAGTGCCAGCAGAAACAGTACCCGCCTCAGCATATTCAAGATCGATTCTACCGAACTGAGTACCGATATGAGTTGTTCCAGTACAGGTATCAACTTCAAATGTAGGAACATCATTGCCATTAGTGAGAGTTAGTTTCTCATTTCTATCAGCAACAAATGCTACAGTAGAAGTAGAAGAACCAGCAATCTTGAGACTGACATAGATTCTATTGTTAGTAGCGTCAACAGCTTCAACAACAGTATCAGTGAGAACTTCAATCGCAGCCTCATTAGTAGTAACTCTAATGACATCTCCAGGAAGAATGTCAGCGATAGTATCATCAGTGCTGGTAACATTTACACTGTTTAGAACTTTGCTTCCAGAAGTAGCAACTGCTTCAAAAGCAACCTGATTGATTGTTCCACAACCACCAGCAATTTTCAATGTATTGTTAATAGTAACGTTACCACCAATTGTGGTTTCTCCAGTTACAGAGTTGACAACAAATACATCACCAGCAGTATCATCACAATCCTCACCATTATTGATTCTAAACTTCTGAACTTCTTCAGAAAGTGGTGTCTGAACCTTAACATATTCAAAGGTTCCAGTAGAATCATCTCTACTTGCGATAATGTAATCATTAGTGGTTAGATTACCACCAAATTCAGCAAGATAGAAGTTAGAAGTATTTCCAGATCCACTAGCAGCAGGGATAGGTTGTTCGAACCATGTAGCATCAAACTGTACGTTAACCTTATAGATTGGCGTAGTGTCAGGATGATTTGTTAGAACAGCACCAAATGCACCAAATGGTTGACGCTTAACTCTTAGATAGTAAGGACCAACATTGGCTCTCATTACCTCAAGAATCTGTAAGAATTCTGGATGTCCAGATCCAGTTACAGCACTATTGACGATGATATAATCATTCGTTGATAGATATGGATCGCCATTAGCAAGAGTTGGTTTGTTCTTGATTGGTAGATAAAACTCATCACCAGATAGAGCAGCGAGTTCCTGAGGTTCAACTTCAGGTGTTCCACCAATGTTTGTAACTTGCTGTTGATAAGCAGATCCACCCCACTGACCAGAACCAGCAGTATCAACTGCGTTGTATCCGTCAGCAGTAGGATCTAAGACTAGGACGTTAAGAATATCAACGTTCTTAGTGAATGTACCATCGGGTTCTACACCATCATCATGTCCTTGGAATGCTGTTCCAAGTTGTCCACGTAGACCTTCAAATGCGAAGGAAGCAAGACCACCGCAAAGTAGGATGTTACCATCAAACTTAGCAGAAGCAACAACATGTAGTGAGTTGTTAATTGTAGTTGTACCACCCTGACCAGCAATGTTGATTTCGGAAGCATTTAGACCGAAGTTGATTGTGGAAGGACCACCAGAGTTGGAGAAGAAGTTAACGAAAGATGCTTGTGATCTTAGGTTTGCTGTACCACCAGGGCGGCGGAATCCTAACCACTGGTCACCATCAACTCTGAAGGATTGAGCATGTACTCTTACATAAGAGAGGTCTTCATTAGTGTTACCGAAGGCACCACCAATTGAAACCTTGCTGATTCCAGTACCAGAAGTTGTAACAGAACCATCAGCATTAACAGTAGCACTGTCAGGAGTGTTGCCAATCCAGAAGTTGCTATGTGCGGAAGCATTGCCAATGTAGAAGAACTGGTCACCAGTAACATTGTTACCAACATAGAAAGCATTGGTAGATGGATCGTTGCCAATGTCAATTCTCTGAGCATTGTTAGCAATATATGCTGTAGCAACACTGTTAGCAAGGTTGAGTGTTCCAGTGAAGGTAGACTCATCAACAATACCAAATGTACCAGTTG